GTCTTGCGCCAACCCGACACCTCCAAGGCCGGGAACTGGACCCCGGACTTCAACTGCTGGACAAGGTTCTCCACCACCTCCTTCGAGATGCGAAGCTCACCGCGATAGTCCGGTGCATTCTGTGCCGTCTTGCGGGTGTTCGCGAAGAACGCTCCGCCTTCTCTGTCCTGACCAGCCATGCTTATTCTCCTTGCTCAGATGCTGCGGCTTCTTCAACGCCATAGAGGCGCTTGCGGGCGCGGACGTAGAAGGTCTTGAAGACCTTGTCCCCGCACACTCGGATGATGTCGTCGTTGTGCATAACCATCCAATCTCCCGGCAGGACGTTCTCCGTCATGCCTGCGTAAGTGATCTCGAGGCCGTGGCTCGTGAAGCGCAGGTTGCCAGAACCCATCGCTGTCCACACCCACTGAGGCACCTCGCCAGCGAACGGTGCGCTTGCAACGCCCGTGTACTGGATCGCCTCAACCTCTTCCGGCTTCGTTCTGTAGAGTCCCATGGCCTGTCTCCTTATGCCTTGGCTGCTTTGATCTCTGCCTTGCGGGATGCAAAGGCAGCAACGACCTGCTTGTGCAGATCGGGTTTCTGTTCCTTGAGGTACGCAATGGCGGTCTTGTTCTTGGCGTAGAACCCGTTGAGCGTATCCTCGTCCTCACATGTCGGGATGAAGGCGGCGAACACCTCAGCCACCATGCTCACCGGGTGACCGTTGTTGACGCCATCAGGGCCGACCACACCCATCACTGCCTCTGTGTCCGCAGACGCGTTCTGAGAGGCCGCAGAGGGCTGAGTCGGTGCCTTGGCAGGGGTAGGTGCCGGATCAGGCTTGACGCTCTCCACCGTGGCTTCCTGAGCCTCCTGCGGCATGTCCTCCCCTGCGTAGATGTAGTGGCCCAGACCGTGGTAGGCGATGGCCTTGGCGAGGCAGCGCTGCAGTGCGTTGTTCACCTCGAATGCATTGGGCCCTTGGATGGGCTTGTTGCGGTGGTCCAGCACTGGCAGGCTCTCGGTGACCTCGTGATCCCCGGTGCGGTCGAGGCCCACCGTCACGCGGACGAAGGCGTAGCCCTGCACATCCATGAAGTATGGGTATCCAGAGGCACCCTCGTGCTTGCGGAACCATGCGTGGGGATAGTTCTCCTTGAGCTTACCCCATGCCCATGCCCACGACAGGTAGGACAGGCCATTCTTCTTCTCGATCTTGTCCGTCACGTCGATGCGCGACAGCACTTCCCACGGTGTCTTCTCAGTCATTCGTCTCTCCAAACATTTCTGGTGCCGCCAAGGCAGCACGTTCCATTGCCCACTGTGTGCAGAAGTCTGCGACCGAGCAGTAGTTCTCGCAGCGGGTGCGCCCGCCATCGCGCTTGACGATGCCGTACCCAGCACCCAGCCCATCAGCGTGGCTCTTCGCGGCATCGACGTTGTCAAACACCTTGGTGGCCCGCTTCGCGCCCTTCTTCATGACGGCCCATGTGTCGGGCTTGGTCCAACGCTCCTCATCGCTGCACTCGACCACCGCCTCCTGCGTGTCCCACGCGAGCTGAGCTTCCTGATGCAGCATGACCCGATCCTGCATGTAGGCCATGGCCTCAGCCTCGGACCACAGCGGGATGTCCACGCTGACCACTGGTGCCTGTGGGTACTCTGGCTTGAACTGTGCCTCCCTGCGCTGCCAGTCACGCAGCACGGCAATGATGCGGACGCTGCGAACATCACGACCCTTGGCCATGCGGACGAGCTGTGCGTAGCAGTTGAGCTGGCGCACCCAGTCCTCCTTGCCATAGATCACCGACCAGACGGACGTGACCTTGTAGTCGGAGATGTGGATCATGCCACCGATCTCCTCCTGATGGTCGATCTGCCCGGAGACGGTCCAGCCGTTGATGTCCACGAAGAGGCGCTCCTCCATCGTGACGTTGCCCTTGGGGTCAGATGTCTCGAGCATGTGGTGAACAGCCGTGCCAAGCAGCGGCCAGATCATATCGACAGCATCGACCTCGATCTTGTCGCGCTCTTGCTGACGCAGGATGTTCACTCGGGGTGCGTCGATCAACGTGGTGACGCTGATGTCGGACTTGCCCTTGGAGTAATTGTCCTTCCGTGCGAAAGAAAGGAACGTGTCAGGCAGGTTGTGCCTGTTTGTGATCTTCATTTTGGTTGCTCCTTTTCGAGACATTAAGTACCATTAGGGCGACAACAAGTCAACATTAAATCCAACAGGAGTAAGTTATGACACTGGACGTTAATGGACGTTATGGGACTACACTGGTCATCCTCGGCGAACCAGCGTCGAAGGCAAACAGCCGGAGGATCGTCAACATCAGGGGCAGGATGGTGCCCATCAAGTCACAGAAGGCGCTCGACTACGTCGGCTTCCTCAGGATGCAAGCATCGGCCCAAATGAAGGAGATGATCGAGGGTGACCTGCGCGTGGAGATGATGATCCACTACGCCTCACGCAGGCCTGACCTCGATGAGAGCGTGATCTTGGATGCACTGCAGGGCATCGCCTATGCCAACGACAGGCAGGTCAAGCAGCGCATGACGTACTGGGGTCTCGACAAGGACATGCCTCGTGCCGTGATCAGGATCACGCAGTGCGACCTCGACGATGTCCCAGAGTACCTCCGCACCACGTCCACTGGCATAGCCTAGTACACCGCGCGGATGGACTCTTGGAGTAGTATATATATATTATATACGGGACCCCCCTAAAGGGGGTCCCTTACATAGGTACTCACAGTACGTGTACACCGTGTACATTACGGCACCTATCGTCGCTTATCGACGCGTGATAACCGTTATTGACTTGGCTATGTGCCGAGCGTATGGTTGTCGCAGGCAAGAGCAAAACAGACGAGGTCTAACGTGGGAATCGAACAGTTGGTTCGACCGATAATCCATCAATTGAGGCCGGGGCAGCATCGAGTTGTCTGCCCATCGTGCGGGACCCAGCGCAAGAAGAAGGGCGATAAGACGCTCTCCGTTAAGGTCGATGGTGTATCCGCAGTGTTCCAGTGTTGGCATTGCCAAGAAGAAGGCGTGGTCAGGATGGGCGGGGAGTATCAGCCCAGACAGACATGGCAGGCAGAGAGGAGACAGCCCGTGGCCGTGGCACCCAAGAAAGAATGGTCGGCACTGACCGACAGTGGCATCGAGTTCCTGAAGGCTCGAGGCATCAGCAAGGCGACAGCCGACAAGGTCGGCGTCAAGTCGGCGCAGCATTACATCCAGTCCGTGGGCTCAGTCGTTGACTGCGTGGTGTTCCCGTACCTCAACAAGGGGCAGGAGTACGCAGCCAAGATCAGGGCGACAGGTGGCAAGGGGTTCTCCTCCAACGGGGCACCAGCCACACTGTGGAACCTGAACAACTTCAGCAATGGTGACTGGCTCATCATCTGCGAGGGCGAGATGGATGCCCTCACCCTGATCGAGGCAGGCTATGAGGGTGCCACGTCGATCCCGACAGGGGCAGTGATCAAGGTCGCGGACGGTCAGGTCAACCCCATGGAGGACGGCAAGTTCCGCTTCGTGTGGGAGGCCAAGGATCAGATCGACCGGGCATCACGCATCGTCATCTGCTGTGACAACGATGACCCCGGGCAGGCTGCGGCAGAGGAGATTGCACGGCGCATTGGCAAGGACAGGGTCTGGACTGTCGAGTACCCAGAGGGTTGCAAGGATGCCAATGACGTATGGCTGAAGCACGGGCAGGAGGGGATCGATACCCTGATCTCCGAGTGCAGACCTTGGCCCATCTCCGGCCTGTATGACAGCGGCCACTTCTTCGACCAGCTCGATGAGATGTATGAGCGTGGCATGGGAAGAGGAGAGCTGACAGGCTATCCCAGTGTGGACAAGCTATACACAGTCTCTCCGGGCATGCTGACAGTGGTGACAGGGCACCCATCATCCGGCAAGTCAGAGTTCGTTGATCAGCTCATGATCAACCTCGCCGTCACCAAGGGGTGGTCGTTCGCCATCGCGAGCTTCGAGAATGAGCCTCGCCTCCACATCGCCAAGCTCATAGCCAAGCACATGAAGAAGCCGTTCTTCGAGGGCAACGTCGAGAGGATCACGCCGGACGAGCTGAAGATCGGCAAGGAATTTGTTCAAGCGCACTTTTCCTTTATCTATCAAGCGGATGGCAGCATGGCCGTGCTTGATTCTGTCCTCGAGAGGCTGAAGGTTGCCGTCATGAGGCATGGCGTGAGGGGCGCAGTGATCGACCCCTACAACTACATCCAGAAGCCCAGCGACACCAACGAGACTGAGTGGGTCAGCACGTTGCTGTCGAAGGTCCGCCTCTTCGCTCAAGCCCACGACATGCACATCTGGTTTGTGGCACACCCCGCCAAGATGATGCGTCAGGCCAACGGCGATGTGCCCCCGCCCAAGGGGTACGACATCTCCGGCTCCGCCGCTTGGTTTGCCAAGGCTGACCACGGCATCACGGTCCACCGCCCCGATCCTGTGCACTCTCTTGTGTCCGAGATACACTCATGGAAGTGCCGCTTCTCTTGGCTGGGTCGGCAGGGCACGGCGGAGCTTCTCTACTCCACCATCACAAACACATACGTCGAGGTTGGCGATGACCCGTTTGCGAATATCGTCCCCGTTGATGACCCCTTCGCTGGCATTGGACCGGCCCCAATGGACAAGGATGAAGACAATGACTTCCCATTCTGAGCCACACCAAGTGGACATCGAGGAGTACATCGCAGAGGTGAAGGGCGAGGTGCGTGGGCCTTGGAAGCCTGCGCCACCGAAGGCAGACTATGAAACGATGGCCACCATGTACGCCCCACTGAAGGAGGCACTGAAGGCTGCGTATGCACAGGCCTCAGCTGGCAAGGGCAAGGATCGCCACGCTAATGGCAAGTCTTTCCTAGAGCAACCGATCATGGAGATCGGTCGCATGGTCGGCATGGGGTACCAGACAGGGCAGGCCATGAAGAAGGCGCAGGAGGCTGGCGGCATGGTGTCGCGACAGCAGTACGATGCTGCAAGGGCGGAGCTTCTGGGTGCCATCAACTATCTGGCAGCAGCATACATCTTGATCGGTGAGATTTCTTCGAAACAAGATGTTGACTTAGGCTCCAATAGGAGTCTATAAGGTCATCAGACACCGTCTGTGTCTGTTGCTCAATGCCTGACAACTTAGGGGTGGCCGCTCAGCCACCCCTTTTTGTTTGCCTCAGTCCTCCAGCTCGACCTCGTTGATCAGATCAAGAAAGGTTTCATGCTGGGCCGCATACCAAACGTCAGGCGACTCGTCGCTTGCTGACTTGGCCACCTTGCATGACGCCAGTGTCCCGATCTCGTGCATCTTTTCGATCCACGATGTGATGCGGGCACACATCTCATCCGTCACGACCATGCCGGGGTAGAAGCCGCGAAGCTCGACGATGATCTGCGTGATGGTCCAAGCTCTGCTCTTGGAGAACATCTCGTTGATGGAGGTGCGGGCGTCCTCGAGCGTCACTGCCTTTGGTGCCTTCGCTTCGACATCCTTATCGCGACTGCCGACCAGAGCATCGCTCGCTGCGCTACCCGGCAGGATGTCGTTGAGGCGTTGCTCCACTTTCATGCGGATCACGCGGTATCGCGCACTACCGGACACGTCGTTCTGGTTCTCGTCGAGTGACTGATCGACGCAGTAGCATGTGAGTGAATCGCCGATGTCGATCTTAGCTTGCTCGACCAAGCGCACTGGGATGTAGACCGACTCCTCGTTCTCATCGACCGCGAAGGCAGAGCCTGTGCGTGTGATGTGGGAGACGGAGCATGGTACAGTGACGATGTCACTGGGCTTGAAAAACTTCATGTGGTTTCCTTTGAAAAGTTCGACTGCACTTCTTGTTCACTGTCCGGGGTTTAGATCATTGGCATCCTCCCTGTGCATCATAAGGTCGAAGTCTAGGACCTCTTCATACATGTCCCAAGCCTCCTGTATCTTGACCGACCCCTCAGAGATGATCGCCCTCCTCAGGCGGTTTCTCCTGTTGATGATCTCCGCTGCGCTCATCTTTCCGTATGACCTTGCCATGTGACCTCCATTCCAACGCAAGTACATTCATTAACTCACCGGACTCGCGAAGCCTACTCACCTCATGCCTGACGATGGTGTCGCTGATGTGCAGCCCCATCTTGCTCACCTTGATGGTGATGTCCTCGACGCCGAAGCCCGCCCTCAGCATCGAGTGTATCAGGTGCCTGCGATTTAGGAGTCCTGTCACACCTAGCCCCCGAGACGCTTGAGGGCCCGCTCGATGGCGGCTGGGCTGCACGACCAGATGGCTGGGGTGCGGGCGTCGTTGGCCTCTGGTGCTTGGCTCTTCCTAGTCTGCGATGGCATCACGGGCGAGAACTTGTGCATCGGCAGGGCGATGCCGAACCTCTCGCATGCTGCGTCGATTGTGCTGCGGTGCATGCTGTAGTGCTGTGCCGTGAGTGACACGCTCCACCCCTTCTCCCGTGCCGCTAGGATCATGTCGCGTGTTACGATTCTTCTACCAGTCATGTCTGTCCTCTGCTTCTTGTTTGATACGGTTGATGTCCGGCAGGTTCTGCCGAGCCATGTATTGCAGCAACTCGAACTGCTCCTGTGTCAGCCACCATGCTGGGCATTTGACATACCCCGCCAGCCTCAACGCTCTCGCGCCGGGGCTGTTGGATGGGTCACGGGGCATCTGACCACCCCAGCTTCTCCCGCAGCCCCTCGGCATCATCGTCAAAGGCTTTACCGATGCCGCTGTTCGCCATTTCATCAATAGCTTTCCAGATTATCTGCGCCCTGTTTCTGCGCGTCTTGATCTTTCCCTCCTCTAGCTGCACGGCGGCCTCGGTGAGCAGCCACATTGCCTGCCCTAACTTAGCATCCAACTCCTCCGCATAAGCCTCGGCCTCCTTGGCGTCAGCACGGGCGGCGTTGAGTTGCTCGGTCAGGGCTTCGATGCTGGACGCTGCATTTTTAAGGTCTAGGTCCATTGCGTAAATCGCAGTTGACCCCTCCTGAATGTCCTTCGCCCAGCTTCGCAGCCGCTTCACCAGTTCTTTGTCACTCATGGCTCCATCTCCACTTCAACGGGCAGGCTCGCGCACTCCATGCTGTAGTCATAGTCCAGAGTGTCGCCCACGGGTTTCATCGCCGCCTTGCAGGCAGCTTCGGTCAGGAACGGGATGCCATAGCTGCTGCCCTCGATGGGCCCGCCGTGCATCGTGATCCAGAGGATCGTCAGGTATGTGGTCATCAGTCCCTCCATGTTCCCATGAGCCTTGAGTTCAGGTCAATTATTTCAGTCAACCGCGCATAGCGCCAGCGACCCCACTTCCAATTCCCCACCCCCCAGTCTGGCACCGCCACACGGACCATAAACACGGGCAGGAAGCCAAACTTCATGTGGATCGCGCCCTGTTGGGCTTCGCTTGTCAGTTCTTTCATCTCCGCCCCCGTTCCCACGCCATGCGTGACAGTCGGTTGGCCAGTGCGTCGATGTCCTCGACGCTGATCTGGCGATTGCTAATGATGGCCCAGTAGACGAGGTCCATGAATCTCTTGGGTGGCAGCACCTGCACTGCGCTGTTGATCCATATTGCGGCCTCTGCCTGCACGTCGCGGTGCGGCATGGTCTCTACTTTCTTTCTCCAGAACATTACCTCTTCCCCTTCAGTGGATCGTTCCCTGCCATGATGTCCATGACGATGTCTTCCAGCGCGGTGAGGGCCTTGCGGGCCGTCACCTCGTTCATCTCGCCGATCTTGATCGGCCTCGACCACCCAGCCCTCTTGGTCATCTCCCCCAAGACGGTGAAGGTATTGTTGCTCACACCCAGATCGCCGATCATTGCGTTGACTTGCTGTCGCAGCTTGTGTGTCGCGGCGTCAGCAAGGGGCGCTCTGTTCCACGACCACAGGCCGCAGCACTCAGCCCGGATGCCGTACTTGGTCCCGGTTTCCCAAGCCAATTGCCCACACTTGGGGCATGTCGGTGTCTCCTTCAGGTTAGCGTCGTTTGGTGCGCTTCGCACGGCCATCTCCCGCCTCTGTATGCATCATGCGGTACACGTCCCGCTCCACGATCACCTCCTCGCACCGCGTTGCATATATGCCCCGCCGTGCAGCCTCATCCCTCAGTGCGATCATCGCCTTGGGATGCCCGAAGAACGGCTTCAGCCCATGCCTCTTGCCGATCATCAGCAGGCGCTTGACGGTCTTGTCGCTGAGCCTGCTTAGTGTCGCCACCTCACCCATGCTCCACCTCCTTCTTCTTGCGTCCCGGTTTGCCCTTCGTGAACTGGATGCCGTACCTGTTGGCCATGACCTGCACACTCTGGTGCTTCACATCCAAGCGGGCAGAGGTCTCGGCCATGCTCAGGCCCTCCTCTGCCAGCCGTCGATAGTCGTCGGGCGTGTAGCCCTTCTGTCGTCCCATGTTCCTAGTCCTTGATGATGATGCGAACGGTCTCGCCGATGGGTGCCGTGTGGCCGGGGCCACCGCTCGAAACCCACAGCAGTGGGTAGTCCACGCGCTTGGGGAAATCGAAGACCTCAAGGTCGGTGAGGTAGACCATCTGATCGCATTGCAGGTTGTTCTCCTCGACGTAGTCGAAGACGGGCATGACGAGGGTGCCACCGCGGTCCTTGTAGTTGAACCGTGTGACCTCATCGCCCTGATCGAAGGTGTCGATGTGGTTGATCTTCATCGAGCAGTAGATGATCGTGATCGACTGCGGCTGCACCTCGGTCGAGATCGCGTTGACCTCGCCGAGGAAGTGGGTCAGCTCCTTGTTTGACACTGACCCAGAGGTGTCCACCCCGATGACCCAGTGGCCTGCGCCCTTGTGGTCAACGCTCGGCGAGATGATGCGCTGATGGTGGTACATCTTCCGCTCTGGCTTCTTGAAGGTGTAGTCGTCGGGCTGGTCGCCCGCAAAGAACCGCCGCATCTTGTCGCGGTAGTCCACCTGTGCATCCTTCATGTCGGTCAGCATGCCCTCGACGAAGGCGGGCAGCTTGCCGATAGCCTTGGCAGCGTTGGCAGCGTTCATGACCTGCTGGTCAATCTCGTTGTCCATCTCTGCCTTCTCATCCTCGCTCATGTCGTCAACGAGGATGCCCCACGATGGCATCTCGGGCGGGTCAGGGATCAGGTCATAGACCTTCTCCGATGTCATGCCTTGATACTTGCGGTCGAACAGCCCATCCGATGGCAGCTTGAACCCCTCGTCGATGACGATCAGGTTGATGGTGTAGTCGGTGGCATAGTTCCACTTCTTCGCATCGCGTGTGCCGCGCCGCAGCATGTGCTTCAGCGCCTTGTGTGCCAGCTCATGTACGATGACGCCGAGGGTCTCCTCCTCGGTCATCTTGTCAGTGAACTCGCGGTTCCACCTGATCCACCTGCCGTTGGTACACATGGTGGGGATGGAGTTGTCCTCGATGAACTCCGTGGCCATGGCCAGCGACCCCCAGAAGGGCTGCTGGAGCAAGAGCCGCGTCTTGCAGCGGCTGATCTTCAACTGTGCATCCATTGATGCCTCCTGTGTGATGGTGTCAGAGGATCAGCGCCTTGCCCTCGGTCAGGACCCACTGCCGCACCGCGTTGGACTTCTTCAACTCGGCATCCCGGTTGATGGCGTCCTTCATGATGAAGGCAGCGAACTCCTGCTGCGGCAGGCGCTTCATGTAGGCGATGATGCGATCCGCGTTGATGTCCGACATGCGCTTGGCCAGCGCAGCGCACACGGCATGCAGGATCGACAGGTTGCTCGGGATTTCTGCCCGCTGTGGGTTGGCGATGATGCCGTCGATGTCTGGCATCTGCGAGGTGACCTTCAGGTAGACTTGGAAGTCAGACGCAGCCTCAGTGCCGACCTGCCCTGCGATGGAGTAGGACATGCACAGGGGATCGACGTTGAACCGGGACAGGATCGTGCTGACCCGATCCCATGAGCGGGGCGAGGGGCAGGCCGTCTGGTCGCGGTCGAACTTGTGCAGGTACTCAGGACGTGCGCGAAGGTAGCCGCACACGCGCTCATCGCCACCGTTGCGCGACAGGTAGGCGACCACATCCTCGAGGTCAGCCTCGACGGGCAGGAACATCATGCGGTCACGCAGGTGGGTCGGGATGGCACTGGTGCCAGCCTTGTCCGACAGTCGGTTGCCTGCCGCCACGATGGCCACGTTGTCGGGAAGCTGACGCTTGCCAATGCGGCGCTCGTTGGTGAGCTGTGCGAAGATGTTCTGCACTGCGGTGGTGGACTGCGGTAGCTCGTCGAGAGACAGCATGGTGGGGGTCGATCCGTCCGGCCACCAGTCGGGCTTGCTGCGCTTCATCTCGTCCGATCCCTCGATGGGCAGCGCCCACCCTGCAAGCTCTGCCGGGTCATACTGCGAGCCGATCAGGGTGATGACATCAAGGCCAAGGCGCTGAGCCACCTGCTTGTGGCCCTCGGTCTTGCCAAGGCCCGGTGCGCCCTCCCAGTAGGGGATGATCATGTCGGCGGCTCGCCATTTGCCCGTTGCGAGGGCGTCGAGTTGTGCTTTGACTGCTTCACTGGTGATCTGGATAGCTTGCGAAATCTTCATGGTTGCCTCCTCAGGCTTTGAAAAAGCTCGATTGAACTTTGGCGATTACCCGCCAAAGAAATGCTCAAGGATCGCCCCAAACAGGACGATCACGATCAGGAAGACTACGGGGATGATGGCTGCGGTCATGTCAGTGTACCGTGTCGCCGTCATCGCTCTGCGGTGCCGCCGCAGCGGTCGCACGAAGAATCCTTGCGATGTCCTCATTGCGATACCCCCTGTCTTGCGCGAACGTCACCGCAGCAGTCAAGAAGACCCCAACCCCGGTCGGGCTATCTTTGCCGACATGCCAATCAACTATGGTCATGATCACTACGGCTAGCTCATTTTTTGACAGCGCCATGGGCAGCATATTGAGGGCCATGGCGATCAGTTGCTCAAGTTCATCTACTCTCTTCTTGTCGCTCAAAACGGACACTCCTTTCCCTGCTTGTACCAGTCGCTGGTCTCCGCCTTGGGGCAGGCCTTGCGCTGGATCGGTTGTTTCGGTTGCTCCTTGGCTGCGCCCCTCAACCCCATGAGGTCGAGGAACGCGCCGAGGTCATCGTCTTCTGCCGTGCAGACCAGCTCCCACCGGGTCATGCGTGAAACTCCTCTACGCCAAAGTCTTCTCCGCCGATCACCGCGAAGGCGAAGGCGTCCGGGTTGTCGGCCTTGAACCGCAGCGCAGCCTCATCCTTGGTGGCGCATGAGTAGACCTCATACGCCATGCTCAGGTCCTCGCCCTGCCAGATGAACAGCCAGCGCATCACTCGTCCTCCCCCTTAAAGCTTGCGTTCTTGAAGTCATCCTCATGCAGGGCGGGCTTGCCCACCCCCTCGAAGATGTACTTGTTGAAGGTGTGGCGGGCCTCGTCGAGGGTGTCACCGCCGATGCAGGCATCAGCGAAGCCCATCAGGGTGCCGTCGTCGTTGTAGAACACCTCCTTCAGCTCGAACCAATCATCTCCGCCGTTCTCTGACGGGGTGTTCACAAGGCGATAGTTCCAGTGCATCACACCGCCTCCACGCCACGCAGTGACACCGCGATCTCTTCCAGCGGGCTGACATCCACACCGATGTTTTCGGCGCACCCACGGTAACGGTTGAGCCACGATGTCAGGGACACCGCAGCCTGACGGCGAAGCTCTGCCTGATCGATCTCTGACCGTGGGTCGAACGGTGCATAGCCACCGCCATCCTTGCGGCCATCGACAGGCGACACGAATGCAGGGTACTCGCGCACCACGATGGTGCTCGTCTCCGGCTCCTCGTCCCGCACCACGATCCGCAGGCCGCTTGCCATGCGCCGCGCCAGATCGATGCGCCACTGACGCGCCGCATCGCCGTCCGTCATCCCGTAGAACCACTGGTATGCTTCATGCTTTGGCTGGCCCTTCAGCCAATCCACGAACTCACCCGGCACAAACATGTTGCGCCCGGTGGCCTGCAGGTACTCGTCAACGATCCGCTGACGTTCTTTTGTGGGAAAACCCGACATCTCTTCTCTCCTGTGTTGATAAAAAAGGTCCATGGATCATCGACCCATGGACCTTGTGCTTGCGTTTGACCGTCAGGCCGCGCCCTGCTCCGCCTAACCCCGCGTTGCCGGACCGCGCCTAGACCGCCTCGCCGATCCGGGACTAACCCAGACATGCCTCGACCGCCTGACCAGACCTGACCGTGCCATGACCAACCAACGCCATGACATGCCTCGACCGCCTCGCCGCGCCCCGCCGCGCCTAGCCTGACCGTGCCTAACCGTGACCGCCGTGCCCAGCCTAACCGAACCCGACCTAACCGAAACTAGACCGCCTAGACGCGCCGCGACTAGACGCACCCGAACACACCGAACCCTGACCGCCTAGCCCTGCCGAGCCGCGCCGCAACTAGACGCACCCGGACACACCGAACCTTGACCGCCTCGCCTCACCCGGCCCTAACAAGCCAGACCAGAACCGCCGATCCCAACCGATCCGCGCAATACCACGCCGCACCAAGACACACCGAGACCGCCATCCTTGACCACATGGGGCGGCTTGCACCGCCCCACGCACACCGCATCACGCAGAGCGGCGCATGACCTCGTCATGGTAGAACCCAAGAAGCTCTGCCGTGTCGTGATCCGCAGGCTCAGGGTTGTCGAATGCATGCTGTTGCACATCCCGCGCCTCGTTCATCAGATCGTCCCACGTGGGCGAGGTCTCTTCGTCACCCATCACTGTGAAGCAACCGTTCGATCCTTTGCCCTTCTCCTGACGGAAGTCACCGATGCCGATGATGGTTCCAGCGTTGGTCAGGATCGACGCAATCGAGTGCGCGTTGAGGGTGGGCTGAACGAATGCCACCGTGACCTCAGCGCACCAGCGTGGCAGGTATGCCCGTGTCCGCACGTCCGGGGTCTTGTTCATGTCAGCCGACCGGACAACGTCCATCTTCAGGTAGGGCTTGCCCCACACCTGAATGTGCATCTCAGGCAGGAAGATCAGGCGCTGCACATCCACCTTGGTGATGCCTGCCGTTGCCAGTGCAGCGGTGGCCATGGCACCCTTGACGCCCGGTGCAGGGAAGCACAAGAGCGTCTCCCCGGTGGCCTTGCGGTACATGCTGTCCCGAAACTCCTGTTCTGGGTGGTGCTTGAGGTTCACACGCTCAGCCTTGGTCTTGCGGGTTGACCCCAGCAAGAGGTCGCGCTTTGCCTTCACGCTCATGCTGTTGAAGTACAGCGGGGTCGATCCGACCATGCGTAGGGTCAATCGGCCCTGCTTGAGGCGGTCGATGTGTAGCTCTGTGGTCTCTTTCTTCGCGATAGCCATTTGTTTTTCTCCTCAGGTTTCAGTTGTTGCTTGTCACAGGTTAGATTCCGCCGCCCTGATGGCGGTGAACAGGCGCTGCCGCACCTCTGCCCGTTGCAAATAGAACATCAGTTCTGACACGTCGGTGTAGTTGGGCCTGTCGCCGTGGTCGCTGTGGCTGATGTCGTTGTCGATGCATTCAAGCGCCACCTTGGCCTGAACGACAGTCAGGACGACCACAGGTTCGCTCTTCCATTCTTCCTTCTTCATGCTTTCCTCCTTTATTGGTGCATGGGATGGGGGCGGCATCACCGCCCCGCACCGATGCATCACAGGCTGTTGAACACCTCGTTTGCCAGATCGTTGGCGCGCTGCGCCTCAAGCTCAGCCTGTTGCGCTGCGTCCGATGCTGCGGCCCGCGCAGCCTTCAGTTCGCGCATGGCATCCTCGAAGCGGTCCCAGTCTTCTTGCTCGTACTTGCTGGGCTTGAACACGCCCTGCACACGGTTGCCGTCATCGTCCTTGCGGCTGGTGAACTTGCCGATCAGGTTCTCGGCCATGATCACCATGGGGTCCTTGTCGCTCTCACCGCTCACAGCCTTGGCCAGCTTGTTCTCGCTGTCGATGTTCTCGCTGTCCAAGATCGCCTTCACCAGTGCAGGGGTGGCCTGCGTTGGGATGTCCAGCACACGCAGTGCGCCGACAGAGTTTTCAAGGTACCGCTTGGCGGTGGCTTCCTTCACGCCAGCCGCCTCAATCAATCCCTTGTACACCTGCTTGGCGATGGCGCGTGGCAGGTTGCCCTTCACCAGCTTCTGGCCGGACAGGCCTGCGATCAGCGCCGAATAGGCCCCGATCTTCTGACCGTTTGCCTCAGCGGTGCGTTCCTTCGCCTCGCCCTTGAGGTTGGTGATCGATGTCTCGCGGGTGTAGATTTCGTCGAACACTGCGCGGTCGATGGTGGTGCTGTTCATGGTCTTCTCCTTGGGTTGAGGTCTCTTTGATCTTCTGCGGACCTGAAGCATGGGATGGCCACCCCGCAGGGTGGCACACCGATGATCCAGTCATGGGTGTTCCTGCAGGCTCAGCGCCTCATCCATGATGTCGTTGGACATGGCGTCCAGTGCGCTGAACCGTGCAATGTGGATGTTGCGGTCGGCCTGCCACGTCTCGTTGTTGCCTAGGTAGTCCCGCATGTGGGGGCTAAGCTCCTGCATGGCCTTCATGGCATCGCGCAGGGCGTTGTAGGCCTTGACGCGAACCATGATCAGCTCCTCGCGGCTGGTGCCGTTGAGGTTGGCAATGGGGTGCATGATGGGCATGGTGCTGATCCTCAGAACGGCATGGCTGGAAGGGAAACGGGTTTGGCCTGCCCGTACTGGGACAGTTCGATGGTGCGGGCGGCGTAGACGATTTTCGACATGATAGGTCTCCATTGATTGATTGATTGCACTGGCACACAGGATGCCTGCCCCGTGGGGCAGGTCACCAGTAGGTCAGTCGCAGGATGAGTAGCGGGATGATTGCAGCATCCACACGTCGCCGGACTGCCACACCGTGTAGGTGTAGCCATACCCCGGCCCAAGAATTGCCTTGCTGCGCTGGCCCTCGGCCTCAGCCTCGGCCTGCGTTTTGAATACTTCCATCTTGCGGATCATGTCAGTACCCCAGCCACTGCAGGACGTCCTGCGCCGGGTACTCTTCCCGGTCGCCCAGATCGTCGATGAACGTTCCGATCTCATCGCTCAGGCCATGGTCGGCGATCTCTTTCAGGGCGCGGGCACGAGTGACCATGACGCCCTCAGCGCTTTCAAAATAGGTCATCTCAGGCCTCCTCACGCAGGCCAGCAACGATGCTGGCGAAGTCACCAAAGCAGTCCAGAAACATCTGGTACTGAGGGGGCGACATCATGCTTTCGACGATTTCTAGGATGGGGTTGACGTGGGCGCTTGCCATCGACGCCCGCTGCCATCCCTCTGCGCGGTCGGTGTCGGCAAGGTTGGCCTGATAGGCGATGTCGTGCAGGCGGCGAAGGTACTCGATCTTGGTCATGGTTTTCTCCTCAGTTTGGTTGGCCTTTTGGATGCCAGCCCCGCAGGGCTGGACACCAAAGGGTCAGGCGGCGTTGCGCTTTCTTGCCACCGCCCGGACAACGGCCTGCGCGGTGTCGAACATCAGGCGTTCTTCATCCGACATGAAGATCAGGCGGGCGATGCTGACTTTGTACGGGTTGATCTCCATCATGCATCCCTGCCAGTACGCTGCAGCCAGTGTGCCCATCGGCGGGCATGTGGCCTTCAGGCGTCCCTTGCGTGGCCCGGACTGAGCGACTGCAAGGCGGTGGGCTTCATTCACTTGTGCTTCACTGATCATGGTTTTCTCCTTTGATTGAACCACCAGAACACCCGGCAGTGCCGGATGCTCAAATTGTTCAATTGAGTTTTTGGGGGTCGCGCTGGGTTCTCTTGGCCCTGTTCCCGGTGCATCACTGCGGCGGTTGAGGTGTGCCGATAGCCAGCGCGTTGCCCCCTGAATACAGGGTTCGGCCTCGGATGGAGCATCTGGGCTTGGCGGTCGTCCGCGCTTACAGCTTGGGCCTATCGGCGGTGCCCAGAGAAACAGCGGGCGACGAAGCGAAGACAAAAGAGCGGGGCAATCGGTAACGGGTCACTGGGCACCCCCTACGTAAGCCATTTGCACAGACTGTCTGTCAATTGGGGTCAGATGCCCTTTGAGGTCGTTTGGTGCATTTTATCGACCATATCGACCATTGTGTGTCGTTGGTGCAACACATTGGTATTGTCTTGGTATGCTGCTGGTGTGGTGTTGGTATGGTTCGATGCCTCTTCTGAGCTGTTCGAAAAGGGGTGTTTTTGTGCCTGTTTTGACAGGTGATTCGTTTTGGGAATGTTGTGAGATATCAATGGGTTGTGCGTCGATAAATGCCCGACTTCTTGGGGTGTCCCGAGCCGCAGGCGACATGCAGGTGCAATCGGTCCTGTGTGGTGGTATCGTTCAGGGCACAGATCACGGGCATCAGATGCCTGCACCAGATGAGGATCAGACCATGACAGATGACGTTGAAGAGACCCCGAAACCCAAGGCCAAGAGGACCGCGCCCGCCAAGGGTTCGCGCCCGATCCGAGCGAAGCGACACCTTGCGGTCGTAGCAGGAACAGACACTGAGACAGAGACACCCAAGGCGAAGCCAACCAAAGGAGAGAGCTTCGGAGCAGTGAAGGGTGCCACCAACATCCTCACAGGCCTGACGGATAAGCAGGAGGCATTCGCCCTCGCAGTCGTCGATGGGAAGAACGCATCCGATGCATACAGGCTGGCCTATGATGCCGAGAAGATGGCAGCGCCCTCAGTGTGGACAGAGGCCTGCCTGCTGCTGGCACACCCAAAGGTCGCCCACAGGATCACTGAGCTAAGCCTCGAAAAAGAGCACCAACGGCGCATGTTGGCGGTCAGTCGGGCGGAGCGTGTGCTGGATCGCCTCGAGAAGCTGGCCGAGAACAGCAAGGCCGACAGCGTCCGCGTCCGGGCCAACGAGCTTCTGGGCAAGACCGCTGGGCTGTTCGCCGACCAGATCGAGATCGAGGACAAGACAGATCGCAGCATGGCCGACATCGAGCAGTCCATCGCCATGAAGCTGGCACGGCTGGGGCTGACAAGGTAGGGGCCGGGAAAAGACCCCCCCCTCCCCCCCTCCTGTGCGGTGTGCTGCATGTGCCGTCCGTACAGCGCGATGAGCGTTCTGGGCTAGGGTGACCTAGGCCAACCCATAGATGGCCCTCTGGCGACGGCCACATCGAGCGCACGGCCTATCGGCGTGGGTGATGGTGGCCTGATGGTGCGTTGCACATGGTGTGACGGCCCTGTCAGGCCTGCTGCAACACTGCATGAG